ATGAAACTAAATGGTGAAATGGACGATATAATAAAAAGAGCAGGTTTGATAATCGAAAGAAGAGCAAAAGAAAATATATCAGGTAAACATGGACATTATAGACATATTATAACAGGAAACTTAAGAAGGTCAATTACAACTGAAGTTGAAAAATTAAACATGGAATTATATAGGGTAGCTGTTGGAACAGATGTTTATTATGCAGCATGGGTAGAAGCAAAAGATAAATCAGGAGGATATTTAAGACCAGCATTTTTTGAAAGTAAAGATATAGCTTTAAATTATATAGCAGATGAAATAGCTAAAAGTATAAGAGGATTATAATGAAAGATATTTTAAAATCATTAAATACAAAATTAACAGCAGATGATACATTAAAAACTCATTTAGGATATGATGCTTCAACTCATAATATAAGAAACTTTGCACAATTAAAAGATTATAATTTTGATAGATATTTATTATTCGGGAAAATAGAGTTAGCAAAAAACGATGGATTAACTACTTCAAAAATAAGAGAAGGAATATTTCAAATACAAGCAATAGATAGAAAAGACCCGCAAAAAGTGGATGATATTTTAGAAAGAGTAATAGCCATACTAGACAATACTGATTTATCAGAATCAGGGTCTTTTCGAAGTTTGCGATGTGAATGGGAAAATAGTATTCCTACATTTTTTGATAATGATACTAATTTTTATATAGGAACTGCTAACTTTAATTTAATAGTAGTGGATTTAACTTAAGAGGAGGGAAATAGATGAGTGTAACTGCTAAAAATGTAATCGTTGGAATAGGCGATTTCAAAATTGATGGTTCTTCAGTGGGTTCTACTTTTGGTGGAGTTACTTTTACGAAGGATATTGAGATATTTGAAAAGCTGATTGACCAGCAGTTAGAGCCAGTTGGTATATCTAAAGTTCGAGAAACTTATAGAGTATCAACTGAAATAGCTGAAACAGATTTAGACAGATTGAAGGAGATTTGGGACATACCGAGTTCAGTAGAAGATGCTGGAGCAACTAAGACTTTGTCATTGGGAACTACTGATACAATATCATATAGAACATTAGAGTTCTATGGAAAGTCTCCTGAAGGATATGATAGAAAGTTTTATATTTATAAAGCTTTCATGACTGAGATTGGTGATGCAGTATTAGCTAAAGACAATATATATAGAGTTCCAGTGACTTTTACTTGCTTTGCTGATACTACAAAACCTTCAACTCAGAGAATTGGATACATCGAAGATACAATCAGCGAATAACAAAAGTTTTAGTTAAAGTCTTGACTATCTAAAAACTTTTTAAAAGAAGAAAAAAAGGAATGTAAATGGAAGTAAAAAGAAATAGAAGTAAATCTGGTGGTGGAGCAAAAAAATATAATCGTAACAGACTTAAATGTGGTCGTTATTTAACAAGACGCCAAAGAATAAGAAATAAACAGAGAAAACAAGATTCATTTTTAAGAAGATTAGATAAACCAGAAGAATGGAAAAAAGAATATAGAAAAAATCATAAAATAGGAAGAAAAAGAGAAGTATAATATTCTCAAATAAAAGGAGGTAACATGGCTGAGAATAATAAAGCTATTTCACCTAGTGAATATAGGAAAAAGATACAGAAAGAAAGATATGTAAAAACACCAACAGGAATGACATTTAAAATTAAAAAACTTTCAGCAATTGAATTATTAGAAAATGGAATGGAAGACATTCCGAATCCTTTTATGCAATTCATCAAAGATAATAACTCAAAAAATTTAAAAGCAGCTATGGAAGATGAGAAATCATTAAAATTAATGCTTAAGTTCGTTGAAACATTGGTTACTAAAGGAATATTAGAACCAAAAGTTGTTTTAGAATATAAGAAAGGAGAGATGGAAAATTGTTTATTATGGACAGAATTAGATACAACAGACCAAGCCTTTCTTATGGGACAAATCATTGGAGTTGATTTAAAAAACGTATAATGCCCTTCTTAAAGGGCGATTTACCGTATCTAGTAGATGCAGTTGCTACACGCTACAATTTATTGCCGACGCAATTATTAGAATTGGATGTAGATGAGTTTAATCTCAATGTTGCAATTTATAACAAAGCAGTTTTAAGAGAAATTGAATTAAGAAAAAAGATGTCAGAAAGAACTGGTAAAGTAACAAGGACAGATAATACATTAAATTTTAATGGTTGGCCGATAAAAAGAAATATAATGAAAAAACCAAAGGTTAAAAAATAAATGCAAGGGAATTTAGGTAAATTACAAGTATTCTTAGAAGTAGATTTAAGAAATTTTAAGACTCAACTTGATTCAGCAAAAGCAGGATTGAGGGGATTAGAACAGAGGATGAAACAGTCTGCTGAGACATTTAAAATGGCTGGTAGGCAAATGATGATTTTAGGAGCTGCATTGTCAGGTGCAGCTATTGCTATGGGTAAAATAGCAATTGATTTTGAAACGAGTATGGCAAAAGTAAATACAATGTTATCAAAAAGTACTCGTCATCTATTACCTGAATTTTCAAGACAAATAGAAATGTTATCGAAAAAGTGGGGGCAAACAACAAAAGTATTGGGTGAAGGTTTATATGATGTTTTATCAGCTCAGATAGATGTATCTGATGCTATGGGATTAATGGAGCAAGCTTCAATAGCAGCTACAGGTGGTTTTACTCAAGTAAATACAGCTGTTTCAGCTTTAATTACTTTAATGACTACATATGGGAAAGAACTAAAAGGAACAGCAGATGCTGCTGATTGGTTAGCTGCTGTAGTAGAAAGAGGAAGAGTTACATTTGAAGATGTAGCAGGAACAATAGGACAGACTGCTGCTATGGCTGCACAAGCAGGAATGACTATAGAAGATTATGGGGCAGCTTTTGCGATGTTGACAAGAGGTGGATTAGATGCTCATAAAGCACAAACAGCTTTAAGAGGAATCCTTCGTTCAGTTTTAAAAGTTCAAGAAGGAGCTTCAGAAGCTGCAAGAAATCTGGGATTTGAATGGAATGTTGACGTGATACGAGCAGGGAGATTTGAAAAGACATTAAGAACATTAAGCGATGCACAAATAGAACAGTTAGCTGCAATATCACCAAACATTAGAGGGTTATTAGGATGGGCGATTGCTGCAGGGCAAGCAAATAAAGCAGGTGAAGATTTAGAGGTAATGACAAATAGAGCTGGAAAAGCAATGGATAAAGCACAAATAGCAATGGCAACTACAGCTTTTCAATTATCACAAATAAGAGAAGAGTCAGTAGCAATATTAAGAGAGTTGGGAGCAGGAATACTACCTTTATTAAAAGATGATTTAATACCTATATTAAAAGAATGGTCTGAAAAGATAAGTGAACTTTTAAAGAAAAATAAAAATATCTCTACTACTTTAGTTAAATTATTAGCAGTCGTAGGCCCATTAACATTTGCTGTGGGATTATTAACATTTGCTTTTGGCTCTTTATTTTCTTTATTGGGAGGGCCCGCATTAATAGCTATGGGGGCATTTATTGCTTTAGTTACTTCAGCAATTGTATGGTCTGATAAATGGAAATTAGCTGCGAATGCAATAGGAATTGCTCTGATAAATATAGATAAATTATTTCTTAAATTGGTAGAAACATATATTCAATTTGAAAGGGTGACAAATCCAGCAGCTTGGTTTGGCCCATTTAAACAGAAATTAATTGAATTAGAGACTTGGGTTAAAGAAGAGAAAGAAAGTTTAGATGAAATACTAAAAGGATTACAGGATAATATAACAGAAATATATCTAAAAAAAGAAGGAATATCTGAAGCAGTAGGTGATGCTAAAGATGATTTATCAGATGAGTTAGCACAATTGGGTATGATTGACCCGTTTAAACCTCCTGAATTTGAAGAAACAATTAAAGGAATGAGTGAACGATTTGGCGATTTAAAGAAAGTAAGTGATAAGACATATCGAGGAATGGCAGAAGGATTTAAGTCAGCATTTAGTGATGTATTAAAAGGTGAATTAACAAGTTTAGAAGATTTCTTCAATAGAATATGGTTAAACATACAAAGTTCATTTGCAGATGCAATATCAAACATGTTGATGAATTGGTTATTTTTTGAACATCAAGTAGGGGGTTCAAGCTCACCAGGAATTGGAGGTTTAGTTGGGAGTTTATTAAGCAGTTTTTTTAATCCAGCAAGCAGTGCAGCTGCTGCTCAAGGGGTTTCCAATTCCACTACAGCGGCAATAGGAGCTAGTATGGGGTATCAACATGGAACTGATTATGTTCCTTCTACAGGTATTTATAAGTTACACGAAGGAGAGAAAATAGTTCCAAGAGAATCTGCAGGAGGGGCATCAGGAGGATTAACAATAATAAATATGATTAGCCCAGGCTTTATAGGTGAAGCAATTAAACAAACGCCTGATATGGTAATAAATCCAATAACAGAAAATATTTTAAATAGAGGCATAATAAGAAAAGTAATCAAACAGGAGACATAAATGTCAGATTTTAATTATGATAGAGGCTTTCCATTTTATGAAGAAACAATATCAAAAGTTCTTGTATCTGAAGTAGAAAATGGATGGGAGCAAAGAAGAGATGTATGGGGAAAAACAAAAAAGAAATTTACAATTCATTTTAATGTAAATAGTAAAACAGAAATAGGAACAATAAGAGATTTCTTTGTTTCAAAAACTGGCCCAAAAGATACATTTACCTTTACTAATCCAGTAGATTCTACAGAATATACAGTTAGATATGTTGACAATTCTTTTAAAATAGAAAGGCAAAATTTTGGAACATACAATGCAAGAGTAGAATTAATAGAGGTTTTTAGTTAATGGCAAGAGATTTAAACAATACATTTAAAGGAGAGAAAGGTAAACAGACTAATCAACCAGTTTACTTATATACTATAGAAGATTATGATGGGGCTGATAATGACTTGAATTATGTAAACTATCCAACTGAAATTACTTTTGATAGTGTGACATATACTAGAATGCCTATAAAACATGATTTTGTTTCAGAGAATAATGATGGAAACATTGATACAGTAAAAGTAACAGTTTCGAATATATCAAGAGCAATGGGAATCAAATTAGAATCTTATGATGCATTAAGAGGGAAAAAAGTGAAGATAAAATTAGTGTGGGCAAATCAGTTAGATGATGCCGATTCTTATATAGAAGATATTTTTTATATTAAATCAGTAGATGTAAATCAAAAAGATGCAGTATTTACTTTGAAATCAAAATTTGACTTGAATCAAATAAATTTGCCTCTAGATAATTATAATAGAGATTTATGCAGATGGAAAACATTTAAGGGGACTGAATGTGGTTATAGTGGAGAGGAAACTACTTGTAATAGAACAAAACAAAGATGTATAGAACTAAATAATATAGAAAGATTTGGGGCTTTTCCTGGTATTCCACGCACTGATATTTATATAAGGTAAAAAATGCAATTAGCTTTATTAAAAGACATAACAGTAAATCAAACTAAAGAATTAGTAAATGGGATGTTAGGAATTCCATATAAACATTTAGGAAGAGATAAAATGGGACTTGATTGTTGGGGTGTAATTATTTATGCTTACAAGAAGTTTGGTTATCAGATACAAGATTGGAAGGAATATGAAGAAGATTGGAGTAAAAAAGACAAAAATTATTTTATGTTAAACTTTTATAAGGATTATTACAAAAGATGGCAACCAGTAGAAATACCAGCATTATTAGATGTTGTTTTATTTGAAGGGAAAAATGGAATTATGAATCATGCAGGAATAGTAGTTGATATAAATAAATTCTTACATTGTCCAAAAATGGGTGTAATGTTATCTACTTTTCATCATCTTTGGTTAAACAAAAATCCAAAATTTTATAGGTTAAAGGAAAGAATAGATGGAACAAAGAAAACATAAATGGATGGCAGGCAACACTAGTAATGCAGCAGCTTCAGGGTGGGAGAATGAATTTAAAATAACCGATTCTGATATAGTTGATTTAAGATTTACTTTAGAGGGATATGGTTGGAAGAGTGGAGCTGATGTAGAAAATAAAATAGAATTACGACCTGGAGTTTATAAAGTTTATTATAGGGAGGCATAATGAGTAAAATAATTGAAAGAAAAGGAAAACTATATTTATTGACTCCTAAAGGAGCGTTTGAGATTGAGAAAATAATAAAGAAAGAAGGAAAAAATATACCTATAGTAAAAGCAAAAGGTGAAACAATAGAACACCCTGATGGAAGAAAAAGTGTGAAAATACATGTTCCGATTTTAAAAATAAAAACAAAGGGAGGGGACAATGGCATCGGGAGTTTATAATAGATGTAAAAAGAATTTAATGACTTCAATGGATTTAGAAAATGATACTATAAAAGTGATGCTGTTGGATAGCAATCATTCATTTAATGTAGACCATAATACTAAAGCTGATATAGTAGCAAATGAAGTAAGTGGTTCGGGATATTCAGCAGGTGGGCAAGCATTAACAAATAAATCATTAACACAAGATGATGACAACGATAAAGCATACTTTGATGCAGACAATCCTAAATGGCAAGATTCTTCTATAACAGCTTCGCATGCAATTTTTTATGATGATGATTTAGATGATGATGATTTACTTTTATCAGTAGAATTTGACCAATCATATACATCAACTAATGGTGATTTTGAATTGGTTTTAGATTCTGATGGAATCTTGGAGGTATCATAATGTTTGGGAAAGAGTTATATGATGAAATAACTTTAAGAGGGAAAAGAAGATTAGCAGGAGAAGATTACATTATATTAGAGAGACATGTAAGAGCAACTAATCCGAAGACAATTGTAGAAACAGGTTCTATGGACGGATGTTCTAGTATGTTATTTGGATTAATAGCAAAGGAAGTGGGCGCAAAAGTATTTTGTATAGAACCAAAACCAAAAAAGGGATGGTATGAGAATAGAGATTATTATGGGTTGCATAATACACTAACTTTAATACGTTCAGCAAATCCTTGGTTTAATATAGATATAATTCCAAAACCAATCGATTTTTTATTTATAGATGGCAATCATGAGCAGAGATGGGCTTTAGTTGATTATCATTTCTTAGAACCATTTGTAAGAGTTGGTGGGAGAATTGCTTTTCATGATTATAATTCTAAAGTATATAAACATAAAATAAGAGCAGCAATTGAATTGATTTTAAAAACTGATTCAAATGTAATTAAAGAATTAGAATATAACAAAACGAATGATAGAGGAACAATTGTATTTGAAAAAATAGGAGAAAGTAATAATAAAATATTATGAATAAACATTATCATGTAGTTGATGGAACAGTAATATTTGAAGAATGGCATGGTGAATTAGGTTGGGAAGTAATGACTTGGGCTCCAAGATGTAGAAAGATTTCTAGAAAATTTAATAGAGCAATCATAAGTAGTTTTCCAGGAATGCAAGCTCTATATAAAGATTTTGCAGCTTTTGAAACGCATGGCAGTAATAATAGAACATTGAGGTATCCTAAAATTTACAAAGTCGATGGTGAATATTATAAATATGGTAATCCAAAAGGAAACTATGATGTTTTAATTCATGCTAGAGGAATAAAAAGAAAGCAGAACTACAATTACAAAAATTGGGAGCATGTTTTAGAAGAATTAAAGGGTTTAAAAGTAGGTTTTATAGGGTCAAAAGAAGATAAAAGTTTTTTAATGTATAATGATTTAAGAGGAATAGAATTACAAGAGTTAATGGATTATATAGCAGGAGCAAAAGTAGTAATTGGTGTTAGTTCAGGAGTAATGCATTTAGCGATGGCTTGCGGAACTGATGTAGTTGTTTGGGGTCCTGATAAAAATAAAACTTATTACTTTGAACCTTTAGAAAAAAGATACAAAGAAATTTGGAATCCATTTAAAGTTAATGTTGAATATATAGAAGGATTTAATCCAACACCAAAAGAAGTTAGAGAAAGGGTAAGTAAAATATTATGAGTTATCAATATATACCAGGAATAACAAAGAAATCTGAAAGAGGTGACTGTCAAGAAAGATGGAATATGATAAAACCTCTTTTACCCAAAGAAGGAGTTCTTTTGGATATAGGAACTGCTGAAGGATTCTTTTTGAAAAAAATAGCTGAAGAAACAAATCTATTAGCTGTTGGTGTTGAACAAAAAAAGAACAGAGCTTTTTGGCAATATAAATGGCTTAATGATTCACATAAAGGGAAAATAGTTAGTTGTTGCTTTGGTATGAATCGAGAGTTCTCTGACAAATTAATGAGGGTTTGCGATTTCTTTGATATAACTTTGATTTTAAGCACATTACATTGGATAAACAGTGATGAGTTTCTAAAAAATATTTCAAGAATTTCTGGAAAAGTAATAATAGAAATACCCGAATTAGATGATTATAATGCAACTGGACAAAATTTCTTAAATAGAATAAGAAGAAATTACGGGAATATTTCTAAATACTTAAATACAATAACAGGGAGAAAAGTAGATTATATAGGTAAGGTAAAAGCACATACATCAAAGTATAGAAGTTTATGGTTAATAAATGGGGATTATATAACCGAGAGACATATTCCTCATTTAGATTTTGAACCCAAATGTAAAACCAATTATAAGATTGAATATAGTAATAATAGAGTTCATTTCTTTAAAGATTTTGTAGAACAAAGCTGGACACCTGGGATAAATTTATTGACATTAAAGAAGATGAATATAATATTCCCTAAATTAGATTGGTGGAAAAATAAAATAGACGAAATAGTTGGTGATATAAATAAAAATTGTGACAAAAGGATTCACAATGTAATAGTAGCAAGAGATAAATTATTCTGGATTGATATTAATCATCATAAACACAAAAACACAATATACGAAGATATCAAGGAGTTGGTATATGAGTAAAAAAGTTTTATTACATAATCACATGGCATTGGGTGATACTGTTTGTGGAACTACTGGAATAAGAGATTTAAAAAAACAATTTCCAGATTGGCAAATAAAAATGGAAACAAACTTCATGGAAGTATGGGATAACAACCCATATATAACAAATTTTGAAGGTAAACCAGATGAGGAATATTTTATTGGGCATAAAATAGTTGTTCAGGGTTCTTCTACAAATGGAAATCATTTATGTGAAGGATTTAGATTATGTTTAGAAG